AAGTACATCTCCAGTAGTATAAACAGAACCACCTATAAGATGATCCCTTGAAATCCGTTCATTATATGCTTGCTTTATCTCCCTAATCCTTTGAGGACCTTCTAAGGCATCATCAGTATTAGCAGGAGTATCTTCGGTAAGTGGATGTTTATTAGCCATAATTCAATGTTCTTACAAATGGATCTTTCCAATAATTGGATTGTACTGGACTCATTACATCTAGCTTTTGGTATAAATCAGGTTTAACTGTTTGTGAATCAATAGCCTCTCTAACCATTGATTTAAAAACAGCCCAATAAGCATTTGCTCTTTCGGTGTTATTCAAATGATAAAGTGTCCAACAAATAGTAAGTGCAATTAGTAAGTCATCTTTTTGGCTTAACTCAGACTTACTCTCATCAGTTGATAAATCTACAGGCCATTTACTTCTCCTTAGTTTCGCCGCATAGGCCTGATCTGGCGCAGGATAAATTTCTATTGTACTAGCAAAGATGCAATATTGCGTAGGTCTACTACTTGTACCACTCACTATTGCATTAAAATAACGTTCTTTCCAAGTTCGCCTATCTATCGGCGCTACTATATAATAATTATCACCATCTATAATAGAGATGCTATGAACATCTCTAGTATAGGTTGGTAAGGAAATTGACGCATCGGTAAGATTAACTCCAGTATAGGCAACTGTGAAGTCGTCTAATGAAATCATCTCCTCAAAGTCAAAGAATCTAGCTAAACGCATTTGGCAAGTGTTGATTAGAGAGTTTATGTGTTCATCTAAATCCTCACGATTACCAAGCGCCAGCTTGATCTGACTCCGAATAGCACCGAGCGTCAATGTTCCCATAGGTTCCTTACATTACGCAATGGAGCCAAACCATTTTTGCACTAGCGTCAGATGCCGTTGCACATGATACAATGATATCGTTAGCTGTTGCAATGGTAAGCATTCCATCGGTTGTATGCGGCATACATGCCGCTCCGTCAGCACCACTATTAATGGCTAGATTAACAGTAGCAGGACCACGAACCTGTAGCCAGCAAAACTGCGCATCAGCAGGCACGGAAACAAACATTCCCGCAGCTACTACATTTGTGTCTCCAGTCGACATATCAGACGTAATAATGTCTTGAGTTGCCGCTTTAAACACCGCAATATTGCCAGATACGGCTGCTACAGCAGACCCATTATCAAACTTATGATAACGGTACACTTTCATACCATGAAAGCGAGTCGAACCAATAACTTCCTTTTGATTGGTATGGACATCTGTTACAGCACCCGACCAAACGACTTTTTGACCCTTTTCGTCTAGGGTATAGGTGTTCGCCATATATTACTCCTTATGAACCTTCAGCTGCCGTGAAGCAGTTGTAAATTACAGCACTTGACCGACGGCTACAAGCAATCATATTCATTGCTGTAACAATCTGAGCCGCGCGCTTCAGTTGATTCGGAACAGGCTTCCACTCCGTCATGTCGAAATACATACCTGGATCATAATAAGCATAAATATGATCTGTATCAAGCATATAAATACGACTACCAGGATTAGTAGCTGTAAATGTTCCGTTTGTAAGTGAACCTGACGTATCTTGTGGACACTGGTCCGACGGAAGAATGGGCAAGCCTTCAAAAGTAAGCGTTTGAAAACTAAGGTCACCAACCTTCTGTGTTATAATACGCAGGTGATCGTCTATCGAGGCATTATACGCACGATAGATGTTATAGTCGGTCAGAATAATATCAGGACGTTCGTTACCGAGAGACTTAGAACAGTTGTCCTTAGTTTCCCGCATTGCGACAATTCCTTTGTCTGGACCGGATGCATGAGCAGCACCGAATACATTAGCACCAGCCGTCGATCTGCTGTCGTCTCCGCCAAAGTTTGCATCAGCACCGTAGTTGAGCGTTTTATTACGCCACCAACTATAAGTTGATTGGTTAATACCACCAATAGTTGTACTGGTAGTAGGATCATCCCGAATGAGATGTTGGAGACCTTCCATCATCTTGTTAGTAGAATCAACGGCACTATAAAGTCTCGTTTCAATCTCCTTAACAAGTGAGTTTTGGGCAACTTCCATCTTGTGCTTCAACAGATTAATAATCTGCATCTTGCCACGGTTCTTTTGTTCTTCGATTTGCGATCTAGTAACCGAAGCTACTAGGTAACGCCAATTATATTCAGCCGTTGTCAACGGATCAATGTCATTAATATTGACCGCATCCTGGTCTGAAATCCATCCAACCGTGTCGTTCTCAGCGTAAGAGACCGGAGTCTCTATATACTTACCACCTTGGTAAGTTTGCAACCGCCCTTTGCTTTTCAAGTATGCAAAGAAAACAACCTCATTGAATACTTGATCGGCAATTCGTTGCTTCATGTGGCGCCATGTACTGATAGCCAAGCTATCGAGCGCCTCAGTTCGTGAACGAACAGTAGCCATAGTTTACCTTATGATTAAAGTTAAGAATCTGATAATGTTAAACCAGATTCATCAAATAAATTATTTAAGCCTTGATCTGTAATCTCTTCTTTGAAAGCTTTATCCATAGCCTCATCGAAGTCCATATCTTGGCTTACACCAGTTTCACCAATCATTTTGCTTGTTGGCAAAAGTCCTCCTCCAAGAGAAGGCTTCTGTGGTTCAAGCTCTTTATTTATACCAGCGACCTTATCGGGGTATTCTGCTTTCGCAAGTCTGTAAGCATCTTCCATTGATATATTGTAACCGTTTTCAGACCTTTTCTGAATAACATCCGCAATTTCATTTGAAAGTAACTTAAAATCTGGGTATATCCCAGCCATACGATTAATTTCTGAATTAACATTATTGTTCTGCATATACTGCTGAGTTGCGGCAAGATCACTACTTACCGGTTCCATCGCTGAACCTACAGCTTGTTGAATAGCATTACCAACTTTTTGTTCTATATGGCCCATTAACTGTGAGTTAGTCATACTCTCTAATTCCTCCTCAGATATTGGTTGGCCACTATTATCAGGTTGATAATCATCTTTTTCTTGCTGCAATGCTTCAGTATAAGCAGTCATTTGTTCTCCAGCATTTTCTAACTGGGTACTTAGTGAGGCAATCTGTTGCCCTTGTTGTTGTACTATCTGCATTAACTCACCCATTGAAGGTGTTTCTTGTTGTACTGCATCTTCTTCTGCCATGTTGTTCCTATCTATATAGCCTCAGATACATATTGATGATACCTTTGGCGATGAATTTCTTTTCTAATCTTGCTGGCGATCCGTTCAGATCTACCGGTTCCAATCAGGTGTGCGTTGGTGCACTTTATGTCAATTTGATACCCACTACCTGCCGGGGTATATGTGACGTTAATTGTAGCTACTTCAGGAAGTTTCACCTCCTCTACTTTTTTCTTATCCATAGTATTCACTTGCAAAAGTTACTGGATTTGGGTTACTATCATTAGCATATTTAATCTTATCAAGCAACTTCCGCTTAGATGAGATCTGTGTACCGGCTCTACTGTCAACACCGATTTGATAATTATCTTCTCGGAAGATAACGGGTGCTTGGGATTTTACCCAAGCAATATTTAAAGTGTCAGAACACTTTAAACAGGTTTGTTCATTCCTCTCACTATAAGAAACTAATCTTTCCTCTATGTGTCCGCAAGACGGACAATTAAAATCGTATGCAGGCATTACATATTTCTTAAGAATTCAGCCGATCTATCCTGAAAAGACTGTTGCTGTTCAGGCTCATAGAATTGAAATTTTTCCTGAGTTTTCATATCCATTGACTCAGCCATTTGGTTATGAGCAGATTGTTCAACCATAGCTCGGTATATAGCTAAAGACTCAGTAGGATCACCTCGGTAACCTTCCTTAAAAGATTTATCCGGCCATCTGCCACCATTCTCAAACATGAACTGAGCTACCTTTTCTATATCTTCTGGACTAGCAGTAGAAGGTGCATGAGCTGTACCAGGATTAGCAAGGAGATCAAACAAAACCGTTTGACCAGTTAATCCAGGTATAAGTTTTCTAAGTTTACTTATTAATGTCTTAGCTTCAGGATTCTTTGCAATAGCATCCCGCATTAATTTTTCAACCTTAATACTCTTATTCTCTGGAGCAAGATCAGCAGGTATGTGCATACCTTTACTGGTTTGTTTCCAACCTTCCTCAGGACCACCGTAACCTCTTCCTAAGATAGGCTTAGAACCTTTTAGAGATTTCTTAAGTTTAGGATCTGCTGCATCCCAACCTGGTTTGAGATAACCACGGTATTGATCAATCTCATTAGCCATTATGCTATTCTCATTTGTTGATTATAGGACGCAATAGCCTGTTGCTGCATTTGCATTT